TATCAACGCCTCAACCCAAGATTCAATCAAAATGACCATCCCATGGTTAGCCCCTCTTGATTGGTTCGATTCTGCATACATGTCAGCTTCCTCGTCCACCCTTTGCGGATCTCTCTACGTTTATGAACTCAACGCACTCGTAGCCACTTCCGCAGGACAAACTGCCGCCGTCCCCGTTAATATTTTCGCCTCTTTTATTAACCCTCGTGTAACCGGATTCACCTCCGACATGAATGCACAAAATAAAGAAGCCTCCACCCGCTCCTCATCTGGTCTCGACGCCAAAACCGTTGTCTCCACCGCCTCCAAACTGTTGCGTAAAGTACCAGTTGTCGGAAGCATGTACGGAATGGTTGCCGACGTTGTTAACGCCTTCGCCGGTGACCTGTCCAAACCAGTGATCCAAGCCGCCCCCATTCCCACCTACGGAGATGGTAACGTCAATTACAACCAAGCGGATGGACTTACAATTGCTAAAGAACTCACTCTCTATCATAACTCTCAACTCAACACGTCCCCAGTGTTTGAAAACATGCTCACCCAGCATATGACAGTTACTGAAATGGCACAGCGCCCCATGCTCTACGCCATGACTTCTTTGTCCCCTACCAATTCGTCCATCAACATCCCGGTTGTTGTTAACACCAACTATCTCTCCACGCCCTCCTACATTGTTAATCCAATGGGAGATTGGCTTACTTTTGTCGCACGCGCCCACAAATACTGGCGCGGAAGTATAAAATACATGATTCACGTCAATGTTCCCTCATTTTATTCATTCCGCCTCAGAGTTACGCTTCGCTACAAGAACGCCTATTCTAATCTCGGTGACCTCCAGTCTACCGTCTTTGATATCAAAGGTGAAACTTTTGTCCCCATATCAGTTCCCTACCTTTATTCCACCATGTATCGCCAGCCCGCTAGCGAAACACTCAACCAGCTTCACCCCTGGGTATCATTGACGATGGAAACCCCCATCATCGGATCAGCCTCCCTAGGCACGCCCTTTGCCTACATTAACATTTATCGATCAGGTGGCGAAGATTCCCAATTCGCCCAACTTTGCACTCTCTCTGGCGCCGTTAGCCCCCTTTCGTCCTCCCCTGAGACAACTGTTAACTCTGATTGCTCCCCCTTCGTCGAGTTTAAAAAGCCCTTTAAAACTCTCGTCGACGGGGTCACCCAAGCAATAGAGTCTCGTTACACTCAGACCGAAACCACCGGTACCGTAGCAGACTGCATGAAGCGCCCCTCCGCATTCACTCCCACCTCATCATACACCCCGCTTGTCTGGACTTATGGCACGCTCAATGCCAATTTCAAAGTCCAAGCAGGTCAGCCCTTTAACTATTTCGCGTCCGTTTTCGCCTTCCGGCGTGGCGGAATAGTTTGGGGCAAGTCCCTAGAAACTTACCTCGTTACCAAGAACACCCTCTCTGGCACCTCAGCCACATCCACTCTTGGTGATGGAGTCTTTTTCTCCACAGATCAAGACGCATATATGAACTTTAATAATGCGTCTGTAATCGTCCCCTATTTCTGTAATATACCTTGGGTCCCTAACGAGATCCCCGGCTACAATTACTGCTCTGAAATCCGCCTCGATAATCAGAATTCTTTCGTGCCCTCCCGACTTAAGAGTTCTTGGATCATTGATGGGTTCACAACAATTGCCTCCGCAGACGACACTTTGTTTATGTTCCCAGTCCCCAATTTTCCTTACTATTTCGGCCTCGTCGATTTCTCAGCCGGCTTCATCCCCGGTCCGTAAAGTTCCCCCCCCATTGTTTCTCGATGGCTCTTGCATAAGCTGAAGAGCTATTTTTTCGTCCTTGACCAGTCAGCGCTGGTGTCAGAAGGATGTCTCCCTATCCCTAAAATTGTATTTTACAACTTAAAGTCAACTTTTTCGCTATTTGAACCCCCGAGTTCGAAGCCCGAAAACTTTGCCGCTACTAGCTTAGGACTAGAGCCCTACACTGCACACTGTGTGTATGGCAACCTTTACTGCGTTTGGTTTAGCAAAATACAG